CTCGCCCCTCGCCTACTTGCAACCAAAAAATCATGGGTAAATGTAAAATAAAAATAACAAATAGTTCGGAGCATAAAAAAATGAAAAAAGACCTTTCAGTTTCAAAAATCTCAACTGATAAGCTGATCCCATACGCAAGAAACGCGCGGACGCACTCTGATTCGCAGGTCGCGCAGATTGCCGCCAGCATCAAAGAGTTCGGATTCAATAATCCCGTCCTGGTCGATTCAGAAAACGGCATCATTGCCGGGCATGGCCGAATCCTCGCGGCGCAAAAACTTGGGCTTGCCGAAGTCCCTTGTATTGTCCTCGACCATCTCAACGAGAATCAGAAACGCGCATTCGTTCTTGCGGACAACAAGCTGGCTCTCAACGCGGGATGGGATGAGGAGATGCTTGCTGAGGAAATAAAATCTCTGAACTCTGAAAATTTTGACATGGCTCTGACCGGGTTCGATGAAAAGGAATTGAAAGAATTCCTTAATTTCAAGATGGGAAATGAAAATACCGACGCCGAACCGCAAATAGACAAAGCCGACGAGTTGCGCGAGAAGTGGGGCGTAGAGACCGGGCAACTTTGGCGGCTCGGAGATCATCGGTTGCTTTGTGGTGACAGCACCAAAGAAAACGATGTGGCGATGGCGTTGGATGGTTCCGTCCCTGTTCTGATGGTTACAGACCCGCCATACGGTGTCGAATACGACAGCTCGTGGCGGGTAAGGGCAGGAGTTCAAGAAAAGACAGTTAACTGCGGGAAAGTTGAAAACGACGATATCGCCGATTGGGAAAAGTCTTATTCTTTGTTTCCAGGAAGCGTGGCCTACATTTGGCATGCTGACGTTCATTCTAAGACTGTGGCGCAAAACATTGAGGACTGCGGATTTGAAATAAAATATCTGATTATTTGGAACAAGGATCTGGCGGTTTTTGGGCGCGGAGATTATCACCACAAACACGAACCTTGTTGGTATGCGGTTAAAAAGGGTCGAAATCATTCCTGGATAGGCGACAGGAAACAGAAAACGGTTTGGGACATTCCAACCATCCATTCTTTCAAGAATGGCAAAAATTCGGAAGAGTGGGGTCTGTCTGGCCACGGGACTCAAAAACCGATCGAATGTATGTCTATGCCCATACGCAACCACGACAGCGAGTTTGTTTACGAGCCATTCAGCGGCAGCGGCACAACCATCATGGCCTGTGAGCAACTAGGCAGAAAATGCCGAGCCATCGAAATATCACCGGCGTATGTCGCCATTGCATTACAGCGATGGGCCGACGCGACAGGGGGAACCCCGGAGGTAGTGAAATGACCAACATCACGCAACAAGCCCGACAGGCGACCATCGGGAATATCCTCAAGAAAATCAAAGCCGGGAAAGTCCCGACAAACAGAGAGCAGGAAATGCTCGAGGAGTGGGAACGCTCTCAACAAGCAACTTCCGAAAACACATTCGATCTCGACACCACAACCATCGCCTCATTCTTCGAGGTCACCGCAAAAACCATCGCGTCATGGGCCAAACAAGGCATGCCCAAAGAATCCTACGGAATCTACAACTTGAAAAAGTGCTTCGATTGGTGGTGTGACAACATCGAAGCCACCAAGGAAGATAGAGACCCGACAATAACCGCTCTCAGAGCCGAAAATCTACGCATCAAAAACGAGCGTGAGTCTATGAAGCGGGATACGGAAAAAGGGCTTTTGTTGCCTCGCTCGGATCTTTTGCCGGAATGGGTGAAGGTTTACCGAGAATTTTGTCAAGGGCTCATGGGACTCGGGAACAAGCTACCTCCGCTTCTGGAAGGTCTTTCGCAAGAAGAAATTCAGGTTGTTTTAAGCTCCAACCATAAAGAGCTTCTTCGCGCTCTTGCTCGACCAGGTAAATATCGTCCAGACCCAAGAAAGAAGGCCAGAAAATGATTCAGAAACACCCGGCGCAGGAAGCAAGGTCTTTTCTGATGCCTCCTTCGGATATTCCTACGTCTGAGTGGGGCAAAACAAATCATGAATTGAGTCTTGCGTCAAGCTCTTGTGCCGGGCCTTGGAGCACAGACTTAATTCCTTACCTAAAATTTTATCTTGATTGCTTGGACAGTGAGACCATCAGGACAGTTGTTTTGCAAAAACCTACACAGGAAGCTGGATCAGAAACCACTCTTGTATGGTTGAAACGTGTTGCGGTTGAAGATCCCGGCCCGGCCATGTGGGTTTTTGCAGACGAAGAGACGGCGAAGAAATTTTGCACTACGCGAATCTTGCCGGCATTTCGCTCATGCCATTCTATCGCCCCTCTCATCGACGAAGCGAAATTAGGTCAAAAAGAAATCATTCTGAAAAACGGCTTCAGTCTCATCATGACGTGGGCCTCGTCCATTCCGGCAACGGCGTCGGTGAGTATCAGATATCTCATCATGGACGAAATCTGTAAACCGGCCTATTACATGACCCAGAAGGAAGGAAACGTCATCAAGCGCATTACTCAACGCACGAATCGTTTCCCGAATCGTAAAATTGTGATGCTGTCATCTGTCACGATTGAGGGCGATAACATGGCTCTCGAAATGGCAAAGACTGACGCGGCCTATGATTTCAATGTCCCATGTCCTTATTGTGGAGAAGAACAGCCAATGGCGTTTTCGGCTCAAAAACCAACAAATGACCAACTCGACAGGGGGGACCATCCGGCCTTTGAAAGCACGGGTAGAATTGTTTTCCCGGAAGACGGGACCAATGAAGAGCGGTCGGATTTGGCGAAATACGAATGCCGGTCTTGTTTGAGCCAGTGGTCAACAGTTCAGAAAAACCGCGCCGTTCCTCTTGGTAAATGGAAGGCAAGGCCTAATGCGAAAGAAAAAATTAGAAGCGTGGGTATTTTTTTCTCGCGTCTCATTTCTCTTTCTGAGGGCGGAAGATTTGACGTTTTGGCGAGGGAATTTCTTGATTCAAAAAATGATCCAGAGAACTTGCAATCACTTATCAACAATGCTTTTGGTGAGCATTGGAAACCATACAAAATTAAATCGGAACTTGAAGAACTTAAAAAGGCCATGTGTGAACTCCCGGCGCTTGAAGTTCCTGAAGCCGCTGATTGCATCGTTGTCAGCGTGGATATGCAGCAAACTGGCTTTTGGTATGTGGTGAGGGCATGGTCCTCAAAGTTTAAAGATTCGTGGATGATTGAATGCGGCCAGATCGCTGATTGGGATGATGTGGACGAATTATTTTTCGAAAAAACATGGAAACAATCGGGAGGCAAAGAGCTAGGATGTTGGCGCGGAGCCCTTGATATCGGTGGTTCAAAAGAGCTCGGAAAAGAAGTTTCCCGCACAGAAGAGGCGGAATCGTGGTGGATTCAGAATCGTCACCGGGCCAGAAGGAAGATTTTCCTTTGCAAGGGCTCGTCTCGTTCGCTTCCGACCATGGTCAACATCGGTAAGATTCTTGAGACCACGCCCAGCGGAAAGAAGATAGCTCATGGCGGGCTTCAAATTATCGAACTGAATACCGGGGCCCTGAAAGATCTTTTCTTCCACGCGATAAATCAGGCTTCGGACAAATCCTCTGGGGCCGCGTATCTAAATTCAAAAACTCCCGACACGTATTTCCGGCACATCACGGCAGAGGCAAAAGACGAACATGGAAACTACATCAGGATTGGGAAAGACAACCACTGGTTAGACTGTGAAATGATGCAACAGGGAATGGTTTCCAGGGAGCTGTATGGTGGGATGACGCTTTTGGTAAAGGCAAAATCGGATAAGCCTTCGCAACCAATTAAAATTCAGTCCGACCCCATGTTCGAGCGCGGATATTCCGGGTTATCCGATTGGAACCCATTTGAAAGGTGAGCAAATGACCATCGAGAAAATACAAAAAATTATCGCACTGGCACAGGGAAAAACAATGCCGTGGATCAAATCAGAGGGAGCGACTTGCCCGGTATGCCAATTTCTTGGAAAGAGTTTTTTTCGAGTTCCGTCTTACAAAACAGATGGTGATGTGCGCTATCACAAGTGCCATATATGCGGGTGCAATTTTAAGAGCGTCGAAAACAAAGAGCAATCTGAAATAATACTTTCAAGTAAAGTACCTGAAAAGCAAGACAAAACCATCGAAATGAAACAGAATAAAGTCAGGAAACGGAAAAAGTAATTTTTCCTGATCTGGTAATAGGCCGTCCGGGGCCGGAACCCTCGGGCGGTCTATTTGCTTTTAGGGAGTTTTTCAAGTGGCGTTCAACCAGTCCACCAGCCAGCTTCAGACGTATCTTGCCGAGCTTTACGCGGCAAGGTCGGCGCTCCTCCTCCGCAAATCGGTATCAATCGGAGGCAAAACCATCACCATGGCCGATGAAAACTGGCTCAAAAACGAGATTTCTGTAACTGAAAGCAAAATCAGTGGCCGCTCAAATGGTCGGACTTTGAACGTAGTCTTCGAGGGAACGCGATGATTGAGGCTTTTAAAAAACTTCTGCGTTCCATTAAGTCCAAAAGAACACGGGAAAACGCGCTCCAATCATCGAGAAAAGACCTCGCCAACGAGCTAAAACAATCAATGAGAGCCTACCTTGCAGCGAAATCGACCGGCCCGAATAAAAACTGGCTTGCGTCATCCGGCACGGCAGACTCAGAAATTAGAGCAGGCTCAAAAAAAGTGCGGGATCGGATACGTGATTTGGGGCGCAACTCCCCGTATATCTCCGGGGCAATTCGACGGTATGTGGCAAACGTCGTAGGCGAAGGTAACTTCCCGCAATCAAAGGTCAGAAATCCAAACGGGATCGGTCTCAATACGTCTTTTACGCGACGGATTGAGGACAATTTCATGATTTGGGCCAAGGATTGTGGAGTAAATGGCGATTCTCTAGCAGATCTGCAATCAACCTGGATGAATAACCTGCTCCAAGACGGAGAGGCCATCATCATCAAATCAATCATTGATAACCGGCTCAAATTGCAGGTCATCGAACCAGAACAACTCAACGACCTTGTGGATGGGCCGCTCCCGAACGAAAACCTTGCGATTAAAGGCGTGGAAATAGACAAATTCGGGAAGCCGGTTGCCTATCACATCTATGATTCTGACCCGAGAGAATGGTTTCTTTCATCCATGAAATCAAGACGCGTGGATGCTAAAAGCGTCTGTCACATTTTCCATCGTGACCGGGCAACACAGCACCGGGGAATCTCTCGTTTTGCTTCCGTTGTGATGCAGATGTTCGACATCGGCGAATACACGGACGCAACCATGATCCTTGCCAAGATTGCGACGGCCTACGGCGTGTTTATTGAAACGCCATACTCGGAAGAGTGGATGCAGGGCCAGAACACGAGCGAAGATTCAGACTCCGAAAACGCAAGTCAGCGCCAAATAAGCCTGAGATCTGGCGCAATCAACATCCTTCAACCTGGGGAAAAACCGCACTTTTCGAAACCAGAGCAACCAGGCCCCGTTTACGAATCATTTATTCGCGCAAATCTGAGGGCCGCGTCAGTAGGAACAGGCATGAGCTATTCGGCTTTCTCTGGCGACTACTCACAGGGAAATTTCTCTTCTGAGCGTCAGGCCATGCTCCTTGAAAAAGCTCTTTTCCGTCTTGATTGCGGTCTCAATGATCGACGCGCAAACATTCCAATTTTTGAGGAATGGCTTGATTTGGAAGTGCTGACCAGCCGCATTTCTCTTCCTGGATACTGGAACAACCGGGCCGAATATTCCCGCGTGAAATTTTCCAGACCTCGCCAGGAATACATCAACCCGCTTCAGGAAATAAGCGCGTTTGAAAAGGAAGTTGCTCTCGGAACCAGAAGCCGAACAGAAATCATCGAAGACCGAGGAGCTGATACGGACGACGTTTTCAACTCACTTTCTGAAGAGAAAAAACAGCTCGTCAAGCTGGAAATTCTGCCACAACCAGCGCCACAACAGGCAAAGGAAAAACAAGCATGAAGATTTTTGATTCCAAAAGATCCCTGAAAATCGCTTCTTTCGACAAAGAAAAGCGAACCGTTGAGGCCGTTATGTCAACGGAAACGCCTGTGACAGTTCCGGATTACGACCTCATGGAAATGGTTGACGAAATCCTTCCCATGGGCGGCGCGGAGATCCCCGAACAGGTTCCGCTTTTGGACACTCACGACGATTCAACCATTACAAAACAACTCGGTTCAACCCGCTCCATTCGCATCGAAGGCGAAAAGATGATCGGAATTCGGCACTTTGACAATTCTCCGGAATCAGATAAGGCCCTTGGGCTCATCGAGGGCGGCCATCTGACTGACGGATCAATCCGGTATCGGTATGAAAATCCTATTTATGTCGAGCCTCGAAAGAGCATTGAAATTGGCACCAAAAAGTATCAAGCCGGTGACAGATTCCTCAGAATCCCGATGAAATGGAACCTTTTGGAAGACTCTGTTTGTGCCATTGGAGCGGATAAAAACGCAAAAATGCGAGCCGATTTTGAAGCTGAAATTGCAAAACGAAAATTAAACCCCGGCTTGTCCGGGCAATCTTTTCAAGGAGAAACCAAGATGGAAACCAATCTTCAAAAACCCATCGAAGGCCAGGACAAGACCCCACAGGTGGATCTTGAACAGGTCAAACTAGCCGCCGCCGAAGAGGCGGAACGGAAAGCCAAAGAGCATTTCGGAAACGTCATGACCATTTGCCGCAAGTTCGGCATCGAAGACAAAGCCGACGAGCTCATCAAACTCAACGCCGATCAGGTCAATGGTCGCGTTCTTCAGATCCTCGAAGAAACCCGCAAGCCAGTTGCCAACGGTGGCGCTTCCGTCCAGATGGGGGCCGATGAACGCGACAAGTTCCGCTCTGCCGCTGTTGACGCCATGTGCTCCCGCCATGTTTCCGGATTCAAAAAGAAAGACCTGGCCGCCGGAGCCGATCAGATGCGAGGCATCACTTTTACCTCTCTGGCAGCCGAATGTCTGCGCCGGGCCGGTAAAAATCCTGCGTTCATGACTCGGGAAGAGATCTTGATGCAGGCCCGCGCACTTTCCACTTCCGATTTCACCTCCATTCTTGCCAACGTAAGCAAGAACTCGATGATGACCGGATTTCAGCTTGCTCCTACCACCTGGCAAGTCTGGTGTAAAAAAGGAAGCAACCCTGATTTCAAATCTGCCAAACGTTCCAACATCTCCGATGCTCCTGACTTCCTCGAAGTCAAAGAAGGCGGCGAAGTGACCTTCGGCAAAATGTCCGATCTTTCCGAAAACGTGGCTCTTGCCACTTACGCCCGTAAGCTTCGGATCACTCGGCAGGCCATGATTAACGACAACATGGGCGCTTTTGACAGCATCTTTGCTGCGTTCGGAATGAAATGGGCATCCAAAGTCAACGCTCTGCCTTATGCCGTCCTTTCCGCCAATGCGGCCCTTTCTGACACTGGCGCTTTGTTTAATGCTACCGCTGTAACCACGACCGGCGGCCATGCCAACTACACCACTCCCGGCGGAGCTCCTTCTTCCGTGACTCTTTCCGTTGGTCGTCAGGCAATGCGGACTCAGAAAGCTCCCGAAGGCGGAATGCTCAACCTCCAACCTGCTTACCTGATCTGCGGACCCGCCAACGAAGACAACGCGCTTTTGATTCTGACCTCCGAAAGTATGCCTGTTGCGGATATGTCTTCCGGAGTCAAAAACATTTACAAAAACAGCGCCGTCGCGATTGTTGATGCCAACATCACCGGAAACGAGTGGTATCTTGCCTGCAATCCGCTCATCTGCGACACCATCGAAGTGGCCTTCCTGGACGGAAACGAAGCCCCGAGCATTATCGAAACTCCCGATTCCGACATTCTCGGAGTGACTTATACCGCGTATGGCGATGCCGTCGCCAAGGCTCTTTCTTTCCGTGGCCTCTACAAGAACGCTGGCCAGTAAGGAGCGAAACAATGAATAAACTTTTCGGAGTTGTTCTGTTTGCTGTTCTGATCGTTGGCTTGTATCAGGCTTCCGCAGCTCTTGACACCGGCGAGGCTCTCAAAAATCCCGGACTGAAAGTGGTGCAGGAATCCGTTTTCGGATCCGTATCGCTTTCGACCACGGTTGCCAGCACCACCGCTGTAACTCAGACCGCTCTGACCGGACGCGATTACATCGAAATCAGGGCCGGGGCCATTGCCGGACAGGAAATTTGGGTCGGAGTTGATACCACCCCCACCGTTGGCACGGGCCTCTGTGTCACCAGCGGCAGCCCTCTGAAGCTTTATCTTGGCTCTGGCAACGTCGTAAAAACGATCGCTTCCGGAGCTTATCCGATGGCCGTTTTCCAGGCCGCGTATTAAGGAGAAAACCATGAATAACTTCGTTCGTGATGGAAAAACCTTTCTTTACACCAATTCCACCGGCAGCACGATTTCCGCTGGCTCTCCCGTGATCTTTGACGGGGTGTCCCGCGTTGGTATCGTCATTGCCGATATCGCCGCAAGCGCCACCGGGTGCGTTGAAACACAGGGAGTTTTCGATGTTGCCAAAAACTCTGCCTCCGATAACTTCACCCTCGGCCTTTCGAACTTCAAAGTGAACAGCACAAACAAGCTCGTTCTCAATGGCGGCACCGGAAGCCCCGATACCGCCGTCACCAATGCCTATGTTTACGAAGCCTCTGCCAGTGCTTCGACCGTGAAAATCAAACTCCTCGGATAAACTCCTCTCCTTCTTGTGATTACGTCCCGGGCCTCCTCTCCGGGACGTAATCACACGGCGGCGCGTGTGGTCTGATGAGCAGCCAAAGAGAGACAAATGAGTTTCAAAGATCAGCTGAAACAAGATCAAGCGGTTTTCTTTAACCCGAACGAATTCGGGGAAAACGCCACGCTCACGACTCTCGAAGGGATCGACTATTCCGTCGTCATCGTAAAAACGGGGCAGACTGATCTTGTTTTGGCTGATCCTGGCGCCGTCGATATGGACACCTTCGAAATCCCCGTTTCTGTCTCTTACGAACTCGCTCCGGGGTGCAAAATCACGGACGAAAAAGGAGTCGTTTGGTTTGCTCAGCCCGGCATCAGGTCCGATTTTATCTCCTGGACTGTGCCGGTTATCAGCAACAGGAGGGTCAAGGGATGAGCATCAAGGCTAATTTGACTGGGGTTGAAACTCTTACGGCGTTCATGGCGTCTATGCCTGGAAAAAATCAGAGGGCCACAAATTCAGCCATGGCGTCCATTGGATACAAGCTAAAAACATCAGCAAAACAAATGGTCAAATCAAATGCTTTTGGATGGCCAACAGTCAGGAATTTGACCGTCATTACCAAGAAATTCCCGGCCATTAAATCGAAGGAAGGCCGAGCTGATTTTGTGGCCAGTCACGAAAAACTTGCGAGTGCTGTTTACGAAAACGCATTTCGAGACATGAATGATTTCCAGAGAAGCGCGTGGTCGAGTCTTGCCAGTCTGATCGTTTACAAGTTTTTTGAAAATCAAGGAATCCTTCAATTTGGCTTTTTTACCGGGACTTTTGGAAAAAAGAAGGCATATGCAAACGCGCCTCTTGGCCCCGACGGAAAGCCCGTGAATGGCTCGTGGGGAACCAACCAAGGCAAAACCATGTATGTCGATAACAACATCGGTTCAAGCGCAATCAATATCGCAAAGCGACTGACTGAAGGTTTTACTGAAACCCTCGATAGCTCAGCAAGACGGCGATACTACGCGGCTTTGGGCTTTATCATGCCTCTAGGGAAAGTCCTTGTTTGCCCTCCGCGCCCTGTTGTCGGTCCTGTTTTTAACGCAAACAAATCGTTTATCCCGGGCTGGTTCCGGGACAAATTTTGGGAACGTCTCCGCAAATATTCGGGCGAGGTCGGGTCTGTCATTAACTCGACCTGGAAGGCATAATCATGACCACATATTGCGGAATCTACGACGCTCTTGAATACATCGCGGGAATCCTGACCGCCGATTCGGCCATTGAAACATTTTGCCAAACCAAGTTTGGGAAATCCCTGCGCGTGTTTATCGGCCAGGAAGAAACGGAACTCCCATCCGTTGAAGAACTCCCGGCAGTAATCATGATCGCGGGAGGCCGAAGCCTTGAAGGCGGAGACAACATCAAAGCCAGATCGGCGAAAATCACCAAGGCCATTTTTTACGATGCCGAAAACGACACCGCCAATCTCATCACCACCGTTTCAGGGGTCAAGATCCTGGATGAGTTTTCAGATCTGATCGACAAAACCATTGTAAACGCGCCTATTCCGGCATCCGGGGCCTATTCTTTCCAGGTCGTAGATGGTCCAAACGACCACATCAAAAAACCTGTCTATTCAGCCTTTTCTGGCCTATCTGTGCAAATCGACTCTAATTTTTAAGGAGTAAGAACAGTGAGTATCAAAAAAATTACCAAGGCTCTGCTTTATGCGGAAACCGGGTCGGCTTCGCAGGTTGGCCCGATGGCTTTGACAAAGACGGCTTCGACAACTTTTGAAGGTGAAACCGTGGCGAATCGTCAGTATCTCGCAACCGGACGCGGCCCGTGGTGCAAACGAACCGGATACACTCCGGTTATCCGCATCAGCGGGGTTGTTTCAGGGTGCGTGGTGTCTGGAGGCTCATCCGATGACAACCTCGAGGTTACCGCTGGCGTGGTGAACGTTAATGGAGCCGCTGTGACGGTCGACGCCGGTACTTCCAACACCGTCACACGCGGGGCCTCCGGGAAATATGCCGTCCATGCTCTTTGTGTGGACAACACCGGCACTTTGAGCGTCGTCAAAGGGACTGACGGAGACTCTCTTGACCTTACGAGCGGATACGGCGGAGCGGGGCAAAAGCCTCTTGTCGCCACCACGCTTGCCGTTTTGGCCTATGCTGTGACCCTTGGCGATTCTGCGGCCGTCATTCCGAGCGCGGACATCTACGCCGGGGAATCCGCGAACGTGGATTACATCATCGACTCCCTGCGCGGCGGCATTGTGCTTTACGAGGCTCTTCCTCTGAATCACACCGGCCCGGTTTCCCGCGCCATTTATGCCACTTTCTATGATCTTTCCACCGCTCTTTCTGCGGTTGCCACTCTCGAAGATGCGACCCTGAACGTCAAGAAAGCGTCACCCGTTGCCACTCCGAACCACTCGACGAATTGGGACACCTACGCTTCAGTTCCCACGATTGGATGGGAGCTTTCCGCGAAAAAATGGCGCTCTGACGATTATTGGGTTGAGAAAATGATCGACCCGAACGCAGACGAATTTTATTTGAAGATGACCGAAAACACAGGTGATACCAAATCGTTTTACGGCTTCGGAATCCTCAATGGGGATATGGCCATTTCTGCCAAAAAAGGCCCGGTTTCTGAGTCTCTTAAATTCACTGGCAATGGGGAGTTGATTCACTCATGAATAAACTTCCTTTGGCTGAAAACGCTGACGAAATATTTGAAATCGATGACAGGCCCGAAAGAATCATTGAAGTCCCGGAATGGGGTAAATCGGTTGTTGTTCGGGAGCTGGATGCCAAAACAATGGCGATCATTACCAAGAGCACTACCGACGAAAAAGGCAATATTGATTCGGTTGAGTTTTCCTCCAGGGTGATTCTTGAGGGGATGGTGAAACCAAAGCTTTCCCCGGCCCACATCGAAAAACTCAAAGCAAGGTCAAACAGAGCTTTTCTTCGAGTTTATAACGAAATCGCAGAGAAAAAAAAAGAACCTTTGAACAACTAACCCCGATTGAGCAGATGATTCAGCGCGTTTGCGCGGAAAAAGGATGCTGGTCTAAAGATCTGAGAAACGTGACCGAAGAGGAGCTTGAAATACAATTCAGGCTCCTCTTCACCGAAAAAAACAACGAGTGAGATTTAAAAATGGCATTCGATGACATTGTAAAAGCTTTAACGGTGCAGATTACCGCCGACGACCTCACAGGCGGGGCATGGTCATCTGTCGGGAAGGGCGTCAAGGAAGTTTGGAATAATGTCACAGCATTGAATCAAGCCTGGGAATTGGGCGCAAAAGCGTATGGAGTGATCTCGGATGTCATGGCAAAACCTATTGCTGCACTTTCTTCAGGCGGGGAATACGCTGAAGCCGAAGCAGGAATGAAGTCTCTTGCCGAATCGTACAAGGTTGACGGTCAAAAGATTGTCGATACGATTTTGAATGTTTCCGAAAGCACAGTTGGGCTTATGGAAGCCACACAGGCATCTTCGAACGCCATTAAAAAAGGATTTTCAGAAGACCAAATCACTCTTCTTGCAGAATTTTCCAAGAAATATTCCGATACCGTCGGAGGCGATTTTTTAACCATTCTTGCCGACATCGAAAAATCAATTTCCACTGGAAACGCAAAAGCCGCAAAATCTTACGATTTGCCCATCGAAAAAGGAATGGAATGGACAAAAGTCCAAGATATCATCAAGAAAAAAATGGATTCCATGGGCGAAGGAGCCTACAACTTCGGGGATCAGTGGAAGGGTATGCTCGTCGGCGTAGAAAACATTTACACAGCGGTGGATAAAGAGCTGAACAACCTCCTTGGAGAAACCGGCTTTCCCGGAATGGTAAAGAGCATAACCAAAGCCCTCATCGACGTAAAAAATAACGCTTCCACAATTGCTACCGGCATTTTCTACATAACCAAAGATTTGATTCAGGCCGTGGCATCGCCAATTTCGGACTTTTTTGACATCATTTTCGATTCGATCGGTGACACTTCAAAAGAAACAAAAAGCGCAGCCGATGCCATCAAAGATATTGTCATAGGAGTAGGCAATACCGTATATGACGTATCAATTGCCATTTCAAATGTGTTTAATTTTTTAATGAAACCATTAGACTCAGTGCTAACAACAACAGCAAAAAGTCTTTCGGTTATTATCCATGGAATGGTAAAAGTTAATGAAATTACAGGATTTTATTCAAAAGAAAATACAGAAACATTGAAAGGAATTGGGGCAACTTTAGCAGAAGTTTACAACACTGGACTTTTGAAAATAGATGTAGATTCAATCATAAAAAAGCAGGAGATTTTCAATAAAAAAGTTTTGGAATCAGGATCAGTAGCAAAAGAAGCATCAAAAGAACACGCAAATATGAGCGAAGGTCTAAAGCGAGTTGGTCAGGAATTTGAAACAACGGAAACAAAAGTTAAAAATCAAACTACGACCATGGAAAAATACATTGCCAGCCTCAAGGAAGCGGCTGTTTTAAACGGGGTTGAAGTTCAATATGGAGGCCTTACTCCGACTTCGAAAAAAAACGGCGTTGCTGTTTGGGAGTTCGATCAAGGCATGAATGTTGTTACCGGGAATGGTAAATCGGGATCTTCATCGACAACGGCTCAGAATGCTATTCCGAAATCGTCTCAACAGGTCATTAAAGTCCAGGTTGAAGGCAAAGACGGAGCCATGAAAGAACTCATCGAAGAAATCATCGAGCGAGTAACCACCAAGGCCATTGCCGAAGGCCTTATCACGGCGGGGGTGTGATGTGATTATAACCTCCATTCCATCCGCCACCACGCCATACCGGCTTGAATTGCCTGAAATTGGCCGTGATTTCTGGATTCCTGACCAAAAAATCCTGGAAAATGAATACATCGCCACATCGACGGCTCCCGCAGGATTCTTTCGTCAGCTCGTGAAATACGACGTTTCGAGCATCAAAAAACAGTATTCGGTGATTCTGGACAACACCCGGGCCTTGATCTTGAAAGCCATGATCGAAAGCACTCAAACATCCTGGTATTGCAACAACGGAACCGGCACGTATCACGTCAATATGATCGCCGCTCTTGCCCCCATCGGCACGCTTAAAGCACAGGCAACCATCCAAATCTCAGTAATTGAGGCGGTTTCATGAGTCTGGATATTTCCCGATTAGACAGATCCTATCTTGATGTCGAAGAGGTTTTGTTGCCTTGCTCGACCATGATTCTGTCGCAGGAAATATATGATTTGCTGGCCGGGAACATCGCCGGGACCGTGGAATATTTCGCCGACGTTCGCTTCGGGGCATCGCTCACGCAGCTTGATTACGTTGATATGGTCAGCATTGAGCGAGAGATGGGCCAGATCGCCGGAATTCTCCACATTGGGTTCATGACCGAGGCTACCCCGGTTTCGGGGCTCTCGGAAGGAAAAATCATCACGGCAGAGGCGGGGATGCGTTTCAATGGCAAAACTGCTTCCCAGAAGGTTTTTCACGGAAAAATTAAGAAAATCACCTATCCATCGGCGGGAGACTCGATCAGAGCTTATCTTGACGCTTATGATGCCGGAAAAGACATGATCGACGAATCACCAGGGCTCGGAGACAACGACGGAGCCAACGCCGTTGATTTGCCCCCGGCCATTTCCGGAAGCGTTTTTGATTGGCTTCGAAACAGGCTTTTGTCTCTTGGTGTTTCGGGCGTTTTGCTCGTCCCAAAAGGCGATGATATCACGGTTCCGGCTGACACGCTGATCGCTTATACCTCTTTGCACGAAGCTCTCAAGGCCACAACCAACGCATACAATTACCGATACGCATACCTCACCGGGGCAAATGAACTTGTTATCCTCGATCCGACAACGCTTTCTTCGATATCCCCGCTCTTTTCTCTGGCTTCGCAAGGTATTACCAAACAGCAGCGCATTGATTCTCTGATTGACCGGGTAAACCGGGTGCCATACCAAAAGGCTGGAAATACCGCTGACGCTTCCATTTATTACGTGGATTCATCGGGCGTTCTGAGACAAACAGCAGCGGCAGCGGTGACGGCAATCACCGGAACCTACAACGACGCAACCGATCAGGCTTCTTACCCAGTCCTGACTTCCGACACACTCAGAAACGACATCGTGACTACGGCGGCGCAATTTGAGACTTTGGCGGCTTCTTTCGCCGATGAAACGCAGCGGGAACGATACAATATCGAAATCCGCTTCAATCCTTTTTTGGACCTTGGCCATGTAATCCAAATCGGAACGGACAAGTTTTTTGTTTACCGAATCAGACACGAAATACAGGTCGGCAAACCGTGGGAGACGAAAGTCGAGGTTCGGAAAATATGAGCCTTGGATATACCGGCGTAACAACCGAAACCATCAGCCTTTTGCAGCTTGCAGAAGGGACAATCTCTCAGGTTCGCGTGAGAAACAGCGGCGCATCTTCGATCACCGTGAAAATGTGTCTGAAAGGATACGACGGAAAAGCCGCAGAGGATGCCACGAATCTTGAGGGCAAAGAGATCGCCACAGAAGGGTGGGTTTACGTTCGAAAAACCGGAGAAACAGCATGGAATCAGATTAAAGAGCCGTCTGTTTTCCCGGATAGTTGGGACGATCTGACGGACGGGTGTTTTATCTTCACGATTGCGGGGCTTTCTTACCAAGATATTGACGTAAAAGTGGTTGTCCCGGATGACCCGGAAAGCACTGGTATCACTCATTTCTCAATCTCGATGTCGGCGTATTGAGGCTAATATGGCAACAAAATTATTTTCTCCATCATTGACCAGACGAGCAGAGCCGCCAAACAGCATGGCGACAGTAATGCACGTCGGGACAAAAACGGCGCTCGTGAATTTCCGGGGAAAATCTTACAACGCAACCATGGTCGGGGAAAGCTGGAAACAAGGCGATACAGGCTATTTTGTCGAGGCCCCGAAAGGCAAATATTGGATTACCCGGGAGCATGGATCGTGGTATTCAAACAAGCTCGAAAATTGGGTTAAACACGGGCTCCGAGCAAATGCGACTCTTGAATATTTTCTCAGAAAATGTCCAAAACACAGCCCGTATAAAATGAACGAAAGCGGGGTGCTTTTGAAGCAACCAAATCCGACCAATACTGGGTTTGGTTCGAAAGGCTCTTTCGACAAGCTTGACGCAAACGGAGACGGGAAAATTTCAGAAGCCGAATTCTTGGCGGCCGGCGGAAGCTCCGGGATGTTCGACAAGCTCGATACCGACAACGACGGTTATATTTCCCGCGAGGAATGGAACCGTGGGCGCCAGGGCGGCGGGAAAATCCGGATTTACGGCGGTATGCTCGGTCAGGTTTCAGGCGGTGGGGAAAATCCGGAAGAGCCGGAGGAACCAGAAGATCCTACTTTGCCGGGGTCATCTGGCGGGGTTGTAATAGAATTGCCTCAATCGGAAATTCCAGAGTGCCCTTCTTCGTATCTGTCCTATTTAGGATTGGGATATTGCGTAATAAAAACTCAAAGTCCTTTTGCAATTCCAGGCAATGGGTCAGCTTCTGCACTAGCCATTATCGGCGCCGTCCCAGACGGCTACACGGCGAATTCTGAATACTCAGGAACCATATCCAAGATCAATTCGGTCTGGGGATATGGTTTTTTAAATGGTCCGTATCCATCAGGTGGCACAGCCGCGTTTATGCCAATATCAAAAAATGTCGTAATTAGGCCATACACAACCGGAGGCGGAACGATTTGGCATCGCACTAACCCGCTTGAATCTGGGCATAGTTTATATCAATACAAAACTTATCTTTATTACGGCTCTCGGAAATGGGGATGGGGTTCTGTTTTGTCGCCATTTATTCCAACCACGGTAATCGCTACGGCTCCATATGCTGGATTTTTTTGGGAAAAATATATCTATCTTAATTGTGCAAGGCTAGAAGCTGTTTTGCCATAAAAAGGAGTAGAACAAATGGCCTGGACAAACACCCCGGTATCGAAAGGGAAAATGACGGCGGCAATGATTTCGGAGATCCAAACAGCCGTTGACAAAGCTCAACCAAGACGCGGGACCGGATCAACCGGAGGAGAATCCGGAACCACGATCGCGCTTTCTCCGGCTGAAGTATCCACGAATTACGACGTGATGATCTATTTCAGCGGCAACCCTGGGCCGAACGTGGGCGCTTGGTGGATCACCGATAAGGCTGTGGGCTCATTCAAAGTCAAGAACGTCGGAGACTCCGGCGTTTCGTTTACTTACGTGTTGACGAGGTATTGAAAATGACTCAGCAAGAGCGGGAAGACGCTTTTTTCAAAAAACTTTTGGCATTTGTTGTCGGAATGGCCGCAATCGGATTTTTTCTGATGTTTGCATCATCTGCTTTTGGGGCCTCTGATCCCGCAACCTGGACGCTTCGAGGCGTTGCGGATTGGGCTCAGCCTAGACTTGCAAGCGGATCGGCTCTGCCTTCGGTGGCGTCGTATTCGACGGGTGATTTGTTTGTGGTTACCTCAGCTCCCCCGGTTTTGTATCGGCTTCAGTCTGGCGCATGGGCCACAATGACCGGATCTGTTTCGGGCGGAGCTTCTGATGCTTCACTAACGGCTCACATCGCCGATGCAATCGATCCTCACGGGGCCTCAATGACAATTTCGGAAAGAATCCAGATTGGAAGCGGAGTTCCTGACACGTTCTTTGCCCGTGTTGCAACCGGAGTTTTCGGAATCGCGTCTTATGGGTTTATCCCGCCAATCACGGCAACCCCGACAAGTCCGGCATCTTTCACGGTTTGGGGCGATGCAAACACAGGGAAAATCCGGGTTTTCGACGGTTCGACCTGGAATAATCTATGGTGAGGATGATGGTTATGAAAAAAATGCTTGTGCTTTGCTTTGTTTTATTGGCTTCGATGGCATCGGCTCAGCTCTCGGGCAATGGTGTTGTCGGCCTTTCAGGGCCATTAGTCCAAGTTGTTACTAGTGGAACTCCGATAATTTGGGATGAGCAGTTTAGCTCGGATTTGTCTACTTCGACGTGGTCAATTACAAAGTGGAACGCAGTAGATGACGGGCTAGGCATAGTTGTATCGGGGGGTTATCTAAATATTGGAGCTGGAAAACCAGGCGACGTACTTTGGCCATCTTTTAAACCGACCGGAATTTCAAGAATTATTCATGGCGATTTTACTGCCACAACAAAAGTTAATTTTAACGCTGCGGAAAACTACCAGGTGGCCGGGATTATGGCCGTATCTTCGGATTGTCAAGGCACAACCAGCATCGCGAAAGCATACGACTCAGGGGCCGGGGGGAAAATAATATACAGGCGAGATATGTTCGGTGGAAACTCCTACGACTCATCCAAACCTGCTTGGACAGCAGATGACTACTATTTAAAACTCGTCAGATCTGGGACATCGATTGCGACATTTTACGGATCAGACGGATCTTCCTGGACTCAACTAAACCCGTCTACCGCATGGACAATTAGCGCATCCGACAGCGTCAATCTTTGGCTATTTGCGTTTCACACCAATAGCGGAGGAGCTTTGGCAACTGCGACATTTGATTTCATCACGATCACAAGACCTTAACGAAAGGAAAACCCCATGAGCGACCTCGAAGGGCGAGTTAGATTTTTGGAAGAAAGCATGGACGACCGCAAAGAAGCCATTCAGGAGCTTCGCGCAGAGATAAAGCAGCTTCCTGAAGCGGTCCGAAGCGTCGTAAAAACGGAAGTTCAAAGTGCCATTCGCTGGTGCCGCAAGCACCCTCGCAAGCCAAAAAAACCGGCTGAAAATCCGGTCGAATCTTCTGAAGACAAAAATATTTCTCGGACCTGGAATCGAGCCGCTGTGACCGCTCTTATCGTCTTGATTGGGATTGTGGTTGTGTGGGCGAAAAATGCATCAGGAGGTGCTAAAGATGCTTCCAATAAACAAACCGTCCAAACCCAGGATAAATAACATGGAACTGAAACTCATTCGTGAATATTTTACTGAGAAAAATACCATTGGCTCTCTGTTTGTCGATGGCGAAGATTTTTTTTGGACGCTGGAAGACGTGGTACGACCTGCCGGGGAAAAGATCCCCGGGAAAACGGCCATCCCTTACGGTCGATATGAGGTTATTCTGAACCATTCTCCCAAGTTTGGCCGGATCATGCCGCGCCTGCTCAATGTCCCAAACTTCGATGGAATCTTGATCCACAAAGGGAACACGGAAAACGATACTTCCGGGTGCATCCTAGTTGGTTACACGCTCGATAACGACCACATCGAGGACAGCAAAGACGCTTTCGACGATCTTTTCGCCATGCTTCAAAAAGCAACCGGGAAAATCTTCATCACGATCTCAAAAGCCGGGGAAGTGGCATGAATGAACCTCAAAGACCTGATGGAATCGACCGCGAAAGAGAAAATATCAATTTCGTTGTCGGCCTGGGGTTGCAGCTCCTCCGTGACGGAGTTGAAAAAGAAGAAGCTGCCGGAGGGCCACAAATGCCAGGGATGCCGGAGATTCGAAATAATGCAGGAAATATGCAGGCCGGAAGCCTGCTTCAAAAATGAAAAAGGAGAAATATCATGATTGACTGGAATACTCTGCTCTCGAAGGCTGTTGAGACCGCTGTTGTTGTGCTTGTTCCGATTGTTTGCGCGTGGCTGTCGGGGCTCATCCAATCCTGGCAAAACTCGCTGAAAAGCAAGGAATCCAAAGAGTGGTATCAGCAAGCCGAAATCAAACTTGAATCCGCTGTTTTGGCCACCGGACAAATCCTTGTAAATGACGCCAAGGACATGTCAAAAGATGGCAAGCTGACCGAAGACGAAAAGGCGACTGCGTTTAAGCATGCCCGCGACCTGTTCCTTGCTCAAGTTGGGGAAATCCCTGCGCTCATTCGTCCGACCATCGAAGCCTGGATTAAAGCCCAAATCGAAGCAAAAATCGCTTTGTTTAAAAAGGAGATGCCGCGGACTCTCCCTTTTCTTGGACAGCTCCAGGCCAATCCTTCAAAAATAAGCTGACATGGACAAAGTGCGGGGAATTATCAATCGGCAAAAACGGCTCTGAATGGGCTGTGGTGTGGGAAAAACAATTTTAAGGAGACAAACAAAATGAAACGATTCGCTCTCATTTTTCTGATGCTCATTATCGCCGTATCGGTTTCGGCGCAGACGGTGATTCCTCAAACGCGGCCACTTGGGCAGCAATTCCCGAAAGAAGTTTCGGCGGAAAACCCTCTGATGACCCAAGAAAGGGGCCTGACTGGATTTATTTATCTCGCACCCGGATCGTCAACCTTTACAGTCGGGCCGCATCAGCCGACAAGAATTTACCTTCCTTCAGGAACCATCGGCCTTTGGATCAACTCTTTCAATGGAATCACGCTGATGGATAACTTCGGGAACCTTGCAACAGGGACGTATTTCAGAGGCGTTCCTATCGCTTCGGGCGGGGGAGCTCCTTTTGATGGCTTAACCGGGACAACGACGCCCAGCATCGCTTTAATCGGCAACGGCGCGACAACTACAGTCACAATTTCGATCTGGTAAGGAGCTGAGCCATGAAACAACTTAAACTTTTCAGTATTGTTTTTCTCGTCCTGTTTCTTTCAGCTTCCCAGGCCTATGCCGTAGGCCCTGCCTCAGTCCGCGCAATCTGGGCTCAAATCTTGGGCGGGTCCGGCTCGTCAGCTCCGTTTGCCGGTGGCACCCTGACGTCAAATCTCACGATGTCGGACGGGGCTCTGATTGAGCTTGCTACCGGAAGCTTGGCGAATCTAGGCCTTCGATTTCGTGGTGACAGCGACACAGGTATTTGGACAAGATACGCGAACGAATTAACATTTGTTACAGGCGGAACAAGTCGATTATATTTGTCGTCCGGTGGCCTATCTACCGCCGTCCCCCTTACTGTTTATCCAGGCAACAATGGACAGGCGTGTATAAGCTTATATGGCGTGGGGGAATCAACGCCCGCGTATACGTTTGCCGGAGATACTGATACTGGTGTGGGAATCGCTAGTATCGGCGTCCTGACCTTCAAATCGGACGGATTTGAATCTCTGAGAGTAGCCTCAAGCGGAGTTCTGATCGCCACCGGAAGCTCATCCAATCTTGCATTTGCTGGATTTACAGCCCCACAAACGGGATTTTATTGGTCTGGTTCGAACCTTTTGACCTTCAGAGCGAGAGGCACCGATTCTTTGACTTTTGGGGCTGCCCCCGATAATACCCTTACTGCGATTGGCACAATTCGTTCTTATGGCAATTACACCAGTGGTTCGGCAGACACGTTTTTTATCTGTGGTGATACAAATGCATCATCCACGAAGCCGACGTATTCGTTTACTGGTGACACGCTCACAGGTCTTGGACGTTACAGCAAAGGGCAGGCTTCCATTGTCGCATCCGGAACGGAAGTGGCAAGATTTACTGAAACCGGAACGACTTTATATACCAAAGGTGGGTTTTCCGCTACTTTGAGTGAGGCACAGGAATCGTTTTTCACAGGTGCGAATATCGTTGCTGGTGGAATTTCCAGTGGGTATCCGGTTATGTATTGCCGTGGTGGATCTATAACCGGAACGCGACCTGGGTTTTCCATATTCGGGGATCTTGATACCGGGTTGGGTCGGGAATCTTCGGGAAAACCGTCTCTGATTTCCGATGGCGTTGAGTGCGTCCGAGTTGCATCCTCTGGAACCGATATCTTCACCGCTCTTTCTCTCAGCGCAATCGCCACCCCAACCGCCGCTTCCGGAAAACTGTTCCGTTCTTCTGCCGACAACCATCTCTATTACTGCTCAGACGGGTCCAGCTGGACCAAACTTGATTAAATAAAAGGAGAATCACCATGTCAGTTAAAATCCAAATTGAGCTTCGAAAAGGTATTTCCGGCCCGTTTATCTGCCGTGTCGAATCCGTTCAGGTCCGCAACAAACCTGAGGAAATCAAGAAGACCATCGCCACCGTCGCGTGGTATGCCGACGAAACCGAGAAAGCCGCCAATCGTCCGATTATTGAACCGCAGAGTATTGACCTGCCTGTCGAGTCTTTTCTTGGCGATGTCAACCCGATTGAGGCTGCATACACTTATTTGAAACAGCCGGGGCAGATGCTGAACGGCGGGACTGATTGCTGATGCCCGACTTTTCTTTTCTCGCGCCAATGCTCCTTCTGGCCGCTGGCGTGGCCTGGATCGGCTTCGAAATCTTATCCCCAGACGATAAGGATAAATGGCAATGAAAAAATTGATACTCGCGCTTCTCGCTCTCTCAATATGCCTCTGTGCTTTCGGCGATGAAACGCTTACCGGCAACTATTCTTCGGCGGTCTCTTACGCTTACAAGTCGGTCAACGGATCAAAAACCATCCGCGACAACGGCGGCACCGGAATAGACCAAGGATTTTCCTTCGGCACGTCCACGGAATCGGCTCAGATCAATGCCTATCACTCCTATACCTACGGGCTCAAAAGCGATACGGAGAGCGTGGTGGACCTGCTGAGTTTTACCGACCTGATCGGCGATGACGTGTCCCTCTCAAAATACAAGGCCGTCGTCGTCAAAAATCTGTCCGAAACGTCCTGGGTCACGGTCGGGAAAAACGCTCAATTCGCGGCATGGGATGGTCTGACGATCTCGCTCCCACCAAAAGGGGTGTTTTCGGTGGCAGCTCCCCAGGGTTGGCCTATTGCGTCAGGGAGCTATATTTACCTCAATACAGACGATACGGCGTCCTGCGAGGTGACGATCCTCGGGACCAAACAATGATTTTTACACTCTGATATCCTCTCTCTTCGCCCCTCGAAATGAGGGGCTTTTTTGTGGTATAATAAAGACTGATTGGACTGGAGACAGCCATATTAGGCCGAAAGCCGAATTGGCCCTGAGGCTGAACAGCCCCTGCCGTGAATAACGATGGGTGAAAACCCCTCAGTCCGCCGTTATGCCCACATCATCGGGGGAACAGGAAAAAATATGAAAGAACTCGAAAAAATAAAAAACGCCCTGCATTGGTCCGGCATCTGTCTGGACCATAAAGCCACTATGCCATGGGATCATAGGATCATCATCGACGGGTATCGACGAGAAATAATGTCCGGCGTTTTTAATGGCTCAGACATAAACGACGATGGCTCTCCGTCTGAGACATATTTGACAAAGAAAAAAGAAAAAATCGAAGCATTCAAAAATTTTGCGGCAAGACGTGGGTATAGTAGAGATGTGGTATCATTTCTTTTCAGATTCTCAGAAGACAAATAGCCCCCATCATCGGGGGCTTTTACTTTTTCGGATCAGCCCACGGTAGTTTAGCGATCTGGCCTTTTTTCTGGACGAATTTCAGATATTTCTGCGTGGTGGTGATGCTTGTATGACCCATCGCCTCTTTTACGTCCATGATCGAGGCTCCGGAATCGAGCAATTGACTCCGGAAAGTCTGACCAGGTCGGCCTGGCTAATATTGAGACGATCAAGAATTTTGTTGAGCAATTCTGATAGTTTTTTCATAACAAATTATTTCCTCTCACCTTGAATATACGCAATTTTTTGCAAAATCAAGAAAAATTCTTGACAGTTAGTTAGGCGCTAACGTATAATAATTTTCAGAAAGGAGATTTCAAATGAACGAATTTATGACAAAAAAAGAAGCTGCAGAGTATTTGAAGGTATCGATTGAAACCATCAATAGTTATATCGACAAGGGGCTTTTGACATCTTATACGGCCCCGATAGAGATCAAAAACTCTCCGGTCAGACTCAAGACCGAAGAAGTTAAAAAATTTTTCTCTCCTAAACGAAAAAATTAGTCTTTCGCTAACAAACAGGAGAATAAAAAAATGTCCAAACTCAATTTCAACAAAGAAAGCGCGGCCTATGGGGCCTTGATCGCCTCAAAGCGGTTCCTCACTAAAACAGAGGTCGCCATCAGGTATGGATGTTCCGAAACCGTCGTAGACGAAATGAGGAGCGAGCTTTCGGAGACAAGGTTCACCAAGGGGCGGCCGCTCTTCGACGCTGAAGAGATCGACGCCATGCTCGAGAGCCGGAAGGTGAAATGATGAGCAAAGACCAAATCATTAAAGCCGCTTGGAGAAACACGTCAAAGGTCTGTCAGGATCGAAAAATCATGGAAATATAATCATACGGTCCTCCAAAGTTTCAATTTTAAACATTATCGGCAATTTTTAAGGAAAAACAAATGACCAAAGAAATTCAAAAAAACGAAACTCAGGAATTCAGCTATGGTCTGATTCCATCACATAATCAGGAAATAGTGAAAAACTGTGTCCTTGAGATCAAGGCCGGGTCAAAAAACATCGCTGAAAATATCATCAGAATCGGCGAAGCCCTTATCAAAGCAAAAGAGAATATGCCTCATGGGATGTGGTTGCCGTTTCTGGCTTCGGAGGCAGGATATAGCGAATCATTTGCTAAAAAATACATGCAGGCCGCAAGAAGATTCAAATCGGTAAAATTTACCGATTTCGACATTTCAAAATCTGCGGTTTTGTTGCTCGGAAGTCCGTCTGTTTCAGAAGAGGCGTTTGAGGAAGCAAAGGAACGAGCGGAAAAGGGCGAAAAGATCACCCACAAAACCGCGAAACAGATCAAAGAAAAGCACGCCCCAAAGAAGGAAAAACCTGAAGCCACCAAGGCACCAGAGCCCCCAAAAGAAGAAACCCATCAGCCCGAAAACGAGACGCCGAAGAGAAAATCTTTCCCTTGGGAAAAAGAAAACAGCAGGCCCTTCAAACCTGAATACGCGCCTGAAGAATATTTGACCCAGATGCGAAACTTCTACCCCGACACAAATATGGGACATTTTCAGGTCAGGATCAGAAACAGACTGGTTGAAGTTCTCAACGATTTCTTCCCGGCGGCTGAGATGCACGGACTGAAGAAAACAGGCTTGGTAAAAGAGTTTGAGGCAATTATTCAAGACATTTTCTTTACGGAAACATCTCTGAAAAATCAGTAGGCGAAAGGATTAAAAAAAATGGAACTTTCAGGCAAAGAATTGACCCGAACAATGAACTCGATCCAGTGGGCGCATCAGAGAAGACATGCAAATCACTCAGACAATCGGTTAAACGTCTTCTTTTTAAGCTCTTCAAGCCTCGACAAAAACTCATTAAATTCGAGCCCAGACTGCGCCGGTAAACCCTCCTTCATCGCAGGGCAATTTCCATCTTTCAGGGCTCCCCACATTATGCTCAAGGCTATCAAAGCCATGTCCAAATCATGCCTTATCTTCTCAACTTCTTTATTCATTCTCAACCTCCTGAAAAAAATTGCTTCCCTGTTTATCGACAACAAATTCCAAAAACAGAACTCCTGATTCCGGTTGGACTTTAGCCGGGATCGTTACCCGGCGGAATCAACGGAAGGCCCCTGGACCGAGGGTATAGCGGTCAACCCTCTTTGACAACAAAATCAATAAAACTTTTACGTCCCAATTTTGGGGCCTCCGGTGCGCTTAGCCGGAGTATGCGGCCGCCTTGCAAGCGGCATGGTGAGAAAGACGCCGGTGACTCTGGACCTTCGAGAGTATGGGATTCGGTTCCCGCCGGTGTTTGCTCCTAACGGAGTTCCTTCAAAAGATCCTCTCACTTCGACCGGCATTTGAGCCGGTCTTTTTTGGGCGCTCACGGTGACGGAAAGGCTTACACACCTTTTCGGGAGGTTCGAATCCTCTGGCGCTACCTGAAACCCACGGAAGGCGCACCCGAAGGCCAAGGGAGATGCGAGCCGTGGGTTTATCTCAACAAAGGAAAACGGCATGTCTGAGCAAAAAGGAATACTGGTTAGTCCTGACTTTTTCCACAGAATCAATGACTTGGTTCATGAGCAGGCTCAAACCATCACGAAAATCGCCAAAGAACTGGCAAAAACAAGGCAGGAACGCGACAAGGCAAGGGCTGGCCTGAAATTGTTTTCAGACCTGGCCGGTTTCGCAGCAAAAGGAGGAGAATAATGGAACTGGTTCTTACCGCAACACCCCCGCAAATTGTTTCCAATTTCGCGGAGATGAAGGTTTGGCTTCAGGAAAACCTCAAGAAATACGAAATCGAGGTCACAGAGGAAAACCTTCCTGACGCCAAGAAAATGGCAACCGAGTTAAATAAACTCTCGACAGTCATCAGCAAAACCAAGTCTGAAAAAATCAAGGAAATTACCGCCCCGGTTGATGTATTCAAGGCTGAAGCTGTCGAAATCGTTGATATGATCCAAGGGGCCCGGGAAAAGATCCTGGCCCAGGTAAAAACTTTCGAGGACAAGACCCGGGCGAAGCTAAAAGAACTGATCAACGACGAGTTTTCCGGGCGATGTAACGAAATGGCAATTCGGCCGGAGTTCCGGGTTATCAACCTGGACGATTACACCCAACTTTCGTATATGACCGGGAAAGGCGCTCTTTCCAAAGCCGCAAAAGAATCCGTTTTGGCTAAGGTGTCGGAATTTAAGAGGCTTCAGGACAAGGTTGATATGCGTCTTTTGCAGCTCGAAAACGCGAGCCTGAAAGCCGGTCTTGTTTCTGCGCTTCGGAGAGAACACGTTGAATCGTTTTTGATGCTCCCCGATGATCAGTACGAAATCCAACTTTCCGGACTCATCGGTATCGAAGTGAAACGACAAACCGAGGTTCAAAACAAGACTATCGAGGAACAAAATAAAAAGCCTCTTCGCTTTTTTGCTTGTGCGATGTGTCGGCATGTGGTCACAGATCGCGATATTCCCAGACAGTGTCCCAAATGCCCTTCACAGGGTTTTAAAGAGTATCCAACTCTGACCGACGCCAGAAACGCACCTGCTCCTGGAGCTCCACCAACTCACGCAAAACCACCGGCTCCACCGCCGCCTCTGCCTCCCCAGCCTTCAATCCTGACGAATCATCTTCCGGTGACACACTATGGACCGGAGCCGCAAAAACAGACGCCAGAATGGAATCAGGATCGGCTTCATCAAATTCGTCACCATGTCGGGGATGAGGTGTTTTTCCAGATGTTCAAAATTGTCTATCAACCCATCTCTGATCGGGCAATTCAGGAAGCTCTGATCAAATATCCAGACCTGACCCAAGGGCTCGAATGGGCGAAAGGAAAAGACTGATGCTTCAGCCAATATCAGCCGAAACAGCCTCAAGAATGGCCGCTCTCGTGATCGGTCCCCCAGGTATCGGGAAGACCTCACTCATGCGTTCTTTGATGGGTCAAGAGTTCGACCCCGCACAAGGTGGATGGATCCAAACCGGGAATCCTGTTGGTCGCGTCTGTATGCTCTCCGCCGAGTCCGGCTTGTTGTGTGTCCGGGATCTTGTGCAAGCTGGATATATCGAGGGGTTCAACATCAGAAATCTTGGCGAATTCAAGGAGGCCCTTCAACTTCTCTCGATGCCGGAAAGCCAGCAGAAATATCAATGGATCTTTATCGACTCCCTGACGGAAATTGCTTCCAGGTGTGTTGAGGCGATGAAAGCCAAATATCCGGATAAGAAAGACTCTTTCCCGATGTGGGGGGAATATTCGGACACGATGACGGCTCTGATCAAAGCTTTCCGTGACTTGGTGGCCTATAACGTTGTTTTCTCGTGCCTGGACGATATCGATAAAGACGAGCTGAATCGGCGCTTTGTCGGTCCGGCAATCGAAGGAAAGGGAGTTAAACAACGGCTTCCCAGCTACTTCGATGAGGTGCTGTATCTCACCCAATTCACAAACGATCAGGGAATTCCCTATCGGGCTTTTGTCTGCCAGCCCACGGACAAACTCCAGGCGAAAGACCGCTCTGGAAAGCTGTTCCCAATCGAAAAGCCCTGTCTCAGAAATGTTTACCAAAAAATCATAGGAGGAAATTAACTATGTGTGCTCTTCTCAACCAGGATTTAAGCCAGTATTCAGCTCAGGACTTCACCCCAATTCCGGCCGGTGAATACGATTTCGAAATCAACGATACTCAGGTTGCCGACACCAAAACGGGCAAACGCATGATCAAAGCATCCTGCAAGGTTCTCGGCCCGACCCAGATTGGACGGGTTGTTTTCGAAAACTTCCTAATCGGTCAGGAAGTCGCGATGATCCGGCTCAAGACCATGGCAACTATGGCCGGTCACCCCCGCCCGGATTACATCCAGGACACGCAGGAACTCCACGGTCTCAAATTCCGGGCGAACGTGGGAGTCAAAGAAGATTCCGGATATGGTCCCCAGAATTACATCAAGACCTTCAAAAAGATCCCGGCCCCGACGGCTTCGCAGGGATATCAACCGGGGCCCCAATACCCGGCAGCTCCCCCGCAATATCCCCAGGCTCCCCAAGGTGGATATCAACAGCCTCCGCAGCAAGCCTTTCCCCCTCATTCGACTCCTGCTCAAAATGCTGTTCCGCCGATGACTCCGCCGCCGGTGATGCAACCTCCGCTTCAACCGCCTCCGGCTCCTGGAGCCCAGACAAAACCGGCCGCTCCCTGGCTTAAATAAATGAGGTGAAAACGTGGAACTCAGGCCATACCAACAAGACGCAAACCAGACCATTTTGAACGATTTGATGACGATTCAATTTCCGCTTCTTCAGGCCCCAACCGGGGCGGGAAAAACGATCATGTTTTCCTTCCTGGTAAAATCGCTTCTGGAAGCATATTCGATGAAGATTCTGATTCTTGCTCATCGGGAAATTCTGATCACTCAAACGGCTGACAAAATGCGTCAGGTATGGCCTGAGATACCCGTTTCCATCGCGTGTGCCTCCGCCGGAATCGTCGATTTTTCCGGTTATGTGGTTGTGGGATCCGTCCAGACTGTTTCCCGGCGGGTAAATGAGCTTCCGATGTTCGATCTGGTCATCATTGACGAAGCGCACCGGCTTCAACCCCGTGGAATCAAAGGAAGCGAGGGCGTGAGTCTACACGACAGCGAATACAATACGATTCTGGAACGTCTTTTGATGTATTCCCCGACCACCCGGGTTCTCGGAGTCACGGCAACCCCTTTCCGGCTCGGCCATGGGTATATTTTCGGGAACAAATGTAAGCCGGGTATCATCAACTGGTTTCCGGGACTCACCTATCAAATCACGATGAGAAAACTCATGGAAGCCGGGGCGCTGGTTCCGTTTCGCGGGCTCGTTGCTGACGATCTGACAAAAGACTTGTGCTGGATCCGCAAAACCGGAGGGGATTTCAACGAAAAGCAGTTGTCCAATGTGATGAGCCGGACCATCCACCTTGATGCGGCCATTGAAGCGTATATCCATCACGGGGAAAACCGGAAACATGGGGTTGTTTTCGCCGTCGATATCGACCATGCCAAGACTCTGGCCGAAAGGTTCAGGAGCGCGGGAATCTCAAGCACGGCAATTCATTCGGAACTTTCCCCTGAGATCCGAAAGCAGATTCTTTACGATTTTGATGCCGGCCGAATCAATATGCTGGTCAATGTCGGAATCCTGATCGAAGGATGGGATTGCCCGAAAACGGACTTGGTTATGTTCTGCCGTCCGACCCTGGCACCTGCTCTGTATATCCAAATGCTTGGTCGAGGGCTCAGGACATTTCCCGGGAAAACGGACTGCCTTCTTTTGGACCTGGCCGGGAATTATGATCGACACGGACACCCGGATACCCCCACCGTGAAGATCCCGAAAAACAGAGGCCATGAAGATGATGATGGCATGGACGAATACGATGATGTTCCCCTCCCATCGGAAAGAAAATGCGACAAATGCCAGATCATCACAACTACCCGGGCGTGGATTTGTCCTGAGTGCGGACATATCTTGATTCCCCAGGCAGATATCCCGACGCTCCGGCAGCTCAAAACCGATGGGACCATTGCAATCACTGATCAAATGTCAGAGGTGGCAGGTTGTGAGGTTCATCCGTATCGATCAAAAGCCGGGAATGACATGGTTTTGTGCAAGGTTTACGTAGTTCCCGACAAAACCGTGAATCTGACCGAGATTCAGCTTTATCCGGATTTTTCCGGAAAACGTGCGCTGTGGTGGCGTGCGTGGTGGCAAAGCACCATCAGAACCATACCGCCCAGGACAAACGAAGAGGCGCTTTCCCGGGAGTGGAAGCTTCCCAAATTTGCAACCATTCGAAAAGAAGGAAATTATTGGAGGATCGGAACATGGATACACGCATAAATTGCAACATTGCCAACGACATTTTCGAGGCAGCCTCAAAGGCTGACAAGCCAAGAAACTACCTTGGAATGTCTGAGGTGGGGCACGTTTGCAATAGATTCATTTGGTTCCGATTCAGACAGTTTACGAAGATTCCGATGGAAAGCAGAATGTTTTTGCTTTTCCGGTTTGGGGATAAGGTTGAAGAGCTGATCTGCACGTATCTTCGATCCGCAGGATACAAACTCGAAAACGCCTGGCCAGATCCCCAGGCGGCTTATTCTGCTCTCGGCGGAGTCCTGAAAGGTCATTCTGACGGGGTTATCTATCTTCCGGAAGGCAAATCCCTTCTTGAGTGCAAAAGCGCGAACAAGAAGAAGTTTCAGGCTTTTGTTTTGGCCGGTGTTCGGGCGACGTATGAAAAATATTATTGGCAATCTCAGTTATACATGGGATGCGGAGGACTGGCCCGGGCCCTGTTCGTCATTCTCAACAAAGACGATTCGAACATTCATACCGAAATCGTTCCTTTCAATCAGGCTGATTTCAATTTCATTCTGGCCAGAGTTGCCGGAATTTGTCAAAGCCCAATCTGGCCGGAAATCAAGGATTTGCCGGATTGCGAATACTGCGAATATCGGCTTCACTGCAAAACCGACGAGGCTGTGCAGACGACCCACAACTGCATGACATGCAATTTTTTAAGGGTAAAAATAGACGCAGAAGCCTCATTTCATTGTCAACATGCAGCTCACCCGTTTCAGATCCACCATGCGGAAATGAGCTGTCCTGAATATTCATGGCTGGGGAGAACCCCATTTTGAGGACTCATGAATAAAATCTTAAAAGCGGCATTGGAGTATCTGGATTTGGGAATATCAGTGATTCCCATTATCCCGAGAGACAAAAAACCCCTTATTCCGTGGCAGGAATTCCAGCGCCGACTTCCCACGGAGGATGAGGTTTATTCATGGTTTGAATGCCATCCTGAAAGAAACCTGGCTATTGTGTGCGGTCCGGTTTCCGGGGATTTGGTTGTTGTGGATATCGACGGCCGGGATGGGATGACATGGGCAAAAGAAAACTTGCCGGCCACAAGCGTATACTCCAAAACCCCGAAAAACGAATTCACGTTTCACGGATATTACCGCGGTAAAGGCATTCGCAATGGCAAGCCTCATCCTCAGGTTGACATCCGCGGCGACGGCGGGTATGTGGTTGCTCCCCCCAGCACTCACCCCAATGGTGGACAATACGAACTCACCATCATGGAGCACACCCAGGGATGGAAAGGACTTGCCGAATACAAAAATACATCAATCGGACTCGATCTCAGCTCCATTAAAACGGCTCCGACGATGGAACCAAAGCAAGAGGGCTCTCGAAATCAATCACTGGCCTCTCTGGTTGGCCGGTGGTGCTCGAAAGGTTTGGACCTGGCTGAAGTATTGGCTCTGGCTCAATCGTGGAACACCGGGAACACCCCACCGCTCGAAACAAAAGAGCTTTTTCGGACGGTTCAGTCAATTGTCGAGACTCACAACCGGAACCATCCGGGGAGCATGGTCGAAAGCGGCGAAAGCGATCTACCTGAAGTCGATCTCGGAAACGAGACCGAAGAGGACAAGATTCCCGAGGAACTTCTTAACCCGGGCGGAATCATGCAAAAGGTCATGGAGTATACAGACAAGACAAATGCCACCAGCGTTCCGATTTTCGCCTTGGCTGGGGCGATAGCTTTAATGGGAACCGTATGCGGTCAGCGGGTAATGACTCAGACGGGGCTTCGAACAAATAACTATGTGATTTCCCTGGGGTATTCAGCGGCCGGGAAAAATGCGGCGTGCGAGGCAATACCTCAGATTCTCCTTCATGCGGCAAGGGACGCAATAGGCCCCACCGAGCTGGCAAGCGCACAATCTTTGTTGAGGTGGCTCGCAACAGATCATCACCATGTTTCCCTTGTTTGCCTGGATGAAATAGGGATGTTGATGAAGGGAATCCGGTTCCCGGAGAGCCCAAAGGCCGATATTCCGCGAGTTTTGACAAGGCTATTCTCTTCGACAAATCGGCCGGAATCGAAATCGTTCGCCGATGTAAAATTGAATTTCACGGTTCCATATCACTGTTTAAGCCTGTATGGAGCGTCAACACCTTCGGAATTCTGGAAGGGAATTAACGTTGACGATGCTTCAAGTGGTTTCCTGGCCCGGCTCCTGATCTTTCAATCAAAGAACGATCCGCCCAGGCCGAAATTCAATCTTGACTCGACGGTTCCCCCGGAGCTGGTTGAGTCCATTTCAAACATCTGGGAGATAAAGCCCCCAATTGATCAGAAGCGCGGAAATATCTCGGCGGTTCCGATTCCATTTATCATCAGGATTTCGTCCGAGGCTGAATGGAAATGGACGCCATGGGCTGATCAGATGTTCGACGTTCGAACGGAATACAAGGATGATCCGGTGAGGGCTCCCATGTATGGTCGAATTGCCGAACACGCGGCGAAGCTGGCCCTGATTCATGCGGTAAGCCTTCAAGGCGCTGGGATCATCAACGGCGGAGAAATTGGTATCGAATCTGTTGAATGGGCAACCAAGTTGATGGAATGGCTCATGGAACGGATGATTTCCGGAATCTCTGAAGGCGTTACTACAAACGAATGGCACGGCCACCAGAAGAAGATCATCTCGATCATAAGGGGATGTGCCTCTGAGGGCAAACCCGGGGCAAGCGCGGCCGAAATAAACAAAATGGCGCACCTTCCGGTGAGAATGCTCGACGAGATACTTCTTTCCCTGGAAAGAAGCGAAAAAATTCATCGTCGATCATATAAACCCCAACGCGGACCGGAAAAAGCCATTTTCTGTGTTTCGAAGAAAAAACCGGCTAAAACTCGCGCATAAAAATGATGTTTTGCGCGAGTTTGCGCGAGTTTCTTTTAGCTTCTGATGCTGGTTACAGAAAAACTCGCGCAACGATTTGCGCGAGTTTCTTTAAGCATCAGATCTACGTTTGAGGCTAAAAAATGACTAAAAAAAATATTTCACTCAACCCAACTTCATTTTTTAGGTGGTTTTAGCTGGGGGTGCCTGAAAAATTTGCGCGAGTTATTTTAGCCCTCAAACACCTGTATTGATCAGCGAAAAAACTCGCGCATTTTCTTGCGCGAGTTTGCGCGAGTTTTTCTTAAAAATGGAGGAGTTATGAAATCAAAATTTTCGGTCAGAAAAATCAAAGACCTGGAATACCCCTGGGGAATTTTTGAGGGTGATGAAATCATCGGAAGAGCCCCAGACCATGAAACCGCTCTGAAGATCCTGAAAGGTTTCGAGAAATGAGTGAGGAAAAGGGGAGAGTTATCGACATGGGCGATCCGCTCAACAAACGCTCAGATTTCGTTTTTGCTGTGGCAAACGCAAGACTGAAGGGCGAAATCAACGACACAGAATGGCAAATTTTAATTGATGAGGTGTGCAAATGATCACGATTGGTATCGATCCTGGGAAAAATGGCGCAATGGCAATCATGGACAAAGGGAAGGTTTTGTTTTCTGAACCGTTTCCATTCGTTGGCGAAGAGTTGGACCTGAAAAAGATGATGCAGGAAATCTTTTTTCATCGGAATGGAAAAGAGTGCCTGGCAGTTCTGGAAAAAGTTCATGCAATGCCCGGGCAGGGCGTTTGCTCAATGTTTACTTTCGGAAAGGGATACGGGGAACTTCGGGGGATGCTAAAAGTTCTTCAGATCCCGGTTATTGAACCGACCCCCCAGGCTTGGAAAAAAGCCGTCCTGGCTGGATCCGATTGGAAGGGAAACAAAGCGGCGTCTTGCGAGCACGTCATGAAGAAATACCCTGACGTCTGTCTCACTCCCGGCAAAACCAGAAAGCCCCATGATGGAATTGCCGATGCTGTTTGTCTGGCCGAATTCGGGGAAAAATAATGGCCAAAAAGAAACCCCAAAAGCCTATTTTCGAGTGGCAGAAAATAGGATTTAACGAATGCCCTTTTGCCATGGTCCGGGCCCTGGCTTTTTCTCTCATGGAAAACAAGCCTTCAGGTTTTATTGCTCCGGCGGGAGAAATTCCCGATGAGGTTTGCGAGGAAGGCCTGAAGAAAATCAGGGCAATCATGTCTGGGCTCGGGAAGTTTGGTAAAGCTCCGGTTCAGGAAGACCTCGAAGAAAAGAAACGTCGGCAAATTGCCGCGTTGGGGGTGTGATATGCCAATTCCTGACGCCGTGGCAGGCCCGCAAGCCGAACCGGAGCCGATCATAGAAGACCATTACCCGCTGCAAAACGCGCATATTCGGGCCTGTATCCATCTGTCGGAAACAGCGGAAAAACATTCCAGGAACGAAGCAACCGACGAGGAATTGAAACAGGCCCACAAATCGACGGAAGCGGCCCTTGCTGCGCTTGAAAAGTATTGGGCTGGGTTGGATGCCAAGAAGGAGAAATGAACAATGATTTTAAAAGAACAACTTGAAGAGTTGAAAAGAATTGTTGCCAGATTGAGCGACCAGGACAACCGGGCAACAAGTGATGTTTTCTTTATTGTTTACGAAAAAGAAGAAGTCCTTGTGCCAGAAGGATACGGCGATTTCCATAAATATGTTGACCTTTCGGATGATTGTAATGAAGCAACACCGGAACAGGCCGCAGAATTCGATAAAATAATTCAGGATTGTGAGGAGCTTCCAGACGGTTGGGAAAGATTTGAAATTTCAATTAAACCTAAATTCGTTCAAGCTTTTTTCACCGAAGAAGGCGCAAAAAATTATCTGAAAATTAACGGCCACAATCTGAGAGAACCATACATTTATGGTGATTCTCTTTTCAGAAACAATGAAATGTTGACATTGAAGGCGTGCCTTCCTGCGCTAATTGAGCTCGCTGAGAAAAGGAGAAATGAAACGTGAATGTCTCATGGTTTTCAGGAGGGGTGTCGTCTGCTGTCGCTCTTTGGCTTGCGCGGGAAATCGTTGAAAAAGTGGTTTATATCGACATCTCAGACCATCACCCCGATAACCTTCGGTTTCTTAAAGACGTTGAGAAGTGGATCGGGAAACAGATTGATATTATACGATCAAAACGGTTTTCGAGCGTAGAGGATGTCGTGCTTGCCACTCAGTATGTTAACGGCCCCGGCGGCGCATCATGCACGAACAAGCTGAAGAAACAGGTTCGGAAAGATTGGGAGCTTGAGAACCCTGGAAGACATACGTATATCTGGGGTTATGACGCGAACGAGAGAGAGAGAGAGAGAGACGGCTTGTTGAAGCGATGCCTGACCACGACCACAAATTCCCGCTGATCGACCATGGACTCAGCAAAGAACAGGCGCACGGACTCATTGAGCGGTTCGGAATCAAGCGGCCAATAACATACGATCTCGGGATGCCGAATGGGAATTGCATTGGATGCTTGAAAGGAGGGCGCGGGTATTGGAACTTAATCAGGGAGATGTTTCCAGAGGTATACACCAAAAGAGCTGAGATGGAAAGAAAAATAGGAAGATCCTGCATCAATGGAGTTTTTCTCGACGAACTCGAACCTGGAACAGGGAAAAATGAGCCTGTCATGCCTGAGTGCGGGATCGTGTGTTTTATCGAAAGCGAGTTCAGACCATGATCGACCAAATGCAAACTTTGCTTTTACAAAACCAACGCCCCCAGGAACACCCCCGACCTCTCCGCAGAATCAGCATCATGGAAGCCGCGAAGCGCATCGGAAGACAGGATCGGGCATGGGTTGATGCTTTGCCCGACCAGTTTACGAAAGACGATGCAATGGAGATCTGGGGCTATTGCTACGGTCACGCGAAAAAAGTTCTTCAACTGCTCCGGGCGTCGGGGCTGGTGAAATACGACAAAGAAATGGGGATGTGGACAAAATTATGAACACAATTTTAACGATCAAAAACTTGCAGGAGCTTGCATATCGAAACGCGAAAGAAAAAGGTTGGCACGACGAAAGCCGGTCGTTTGGAGAGCTGATTGCGCTGTGCCATTCTGAGCTGTCCGAAGCTCTGGAAGAATTCCGGAACGGAAAAACTCCTATCCACGAATACAAGGACAACACCGGGAAACCATGCGGGATTCCGTCAGAGCTTGCTGATGTGGTCATCAGAATCATGGATCTTTCGGGACTTTACGGTATTGATTTGGAAAGCGCCATTGTAACCAAAATGGCTTACAACAAAACCCGACCGCATCGACACAGAGGGAAGAAGCTGTAAAGGGGGATGAGATGGGAAAAACTGATCCCGTTGATTATGAGCGGATTCCGGTTCCCAGGTGTGCTTATCTTGAACTCATCAGATCATGTGAAAGGCTTAAATGGCTCATAAGAGCAAAGAAGACCCGCAAACATGAGGTAATCGTGTTTTGCTATGAGTGCGGGGTGTATTTGCCCGGGGCGACGAACCCAAAACGAGCTCTTTGCGATGAGTGCAAGGAGGCCGGGAAGATGAAGCAAGAGGCGCGGGAGCGGGAAGAGTGGATGAAGAGAAGCAAAGAAACGAGCAAAAGGAGGAAACAGAAAAAGGGATGAAAAGCATCAAATGGGCTCGGAGACGAAAGAAAAGCATCAAATGGGCTCGGAGACGAAAGAAAAGCGGGATAAAGCAACTGGCTTTGGGCTGGCAATTTGCCGGAACGCTTCGGAGACGGCTGTTTTGCGGGAAAGGCCGGGTGTGGGTTGCCGCCGAAACAATCGACCCTGACGGTGATCTGATCGAATACCCGAAGAAAATGAAAAGAAAACTCGCGAGTCCCGAGAAAATAATCCGTTGCGTCTGTGGGCTACCGGCGAAGCGCATTGACCAGTATTGGCCGTATCACGACGAAATGAACAGGTGTTCCGGGTGTTTGGAGATGGAAAGGAGGGCAAATAAATGAAAGAACGAGTTTACGAAAAATCGATGTCAGACACTGATTTGCTTGCCGGATGGATCAGATTCCCGAAAAACCACCCAAGATATTCTGGTCGGGTAAAGTTGCACCGCAGCAAAGATAAATTTTCGGTTGAAATGGACTGCCAGAGCGTAAAAAGCGGCACCTATATCTATGATTGCCGCCCCTGCGAATCCATGAGGGTATTTCGTGATGTGATGGAATTGGAGACAGGAAATGGGGATAAATAATTGTCCGGCGTGTGGTGTCTGTGAAGAAAATGGGCTTTCCCCAAGATGCAACAGCACGAATTTGTGCCCCTCCTGCCGTGAGGCTTTGGAGGTGGGGCGTGAAGCAAGAGAATTTATTGAACAGGTGGCGAGGCAGAAAATAGGAACCGACGACGATTTCCCCCAAGAGGATTATGAATCTTGCGATTGGGAAGGTGGATTTGGGTATGTCGTCGAACAGGCCCGGAGGATAATGGCGAAAGAGGCGTTGAAAGGGGACAAGGGATATGCAGAAGATTGTGAATGCAAACGAAAAATTAGTTAAGGAGTTGAAAGATGAAAATAAGTAGAGTTTGGTCAATGCCGTCTATCTGGACATTCAGCATGAAGCCTGTCGGAAAGTTGTTTTCTGAATATGGTGTTGGTGTGGGATGGGTTGACCCCTTTGCAGGAGAAAAAAGTCCGGCGGAACACAGAAACGACATAGAAGGTCGGGGAAACCCAAGCCAATTAGACGCATTGGAATTTCTGAAAACTCTACCGGATAACAGTGCAGAGGGTGTTTTATTTGACCCCCCTTACTCGACTGAACAGTGCCTACGAAGATACACACCAAAACACAACGGAACAGCAGGAAGGGCAGAGTATTGGGCAAAATGTAAAGATGAAATCTCCCGAATCCTTAAAAACGGTGGCTTGTGTATTAGTTTTTGTTGGGACAGTGTGGGTATTGGAGCAAACCGTGGCTTTGAAATAGAAGAAATTTTGCTTATTTGTCATGGGGCTTGCCATAATGACACTATTGTTACGGTAGATAGGAAGAAATGAAAATCTATAAAATCACAGAAGCGAAGGAGTTGAAAGATGGGAAAAGTTCTAATTGCTTGTGAAGAAAGTCAGGCAGTAACAAAAGAAATGAGAGCGTTAGGAATCGAAGCTTATTCATGTGATATAGAGCCATGTTCTGGAGGTCATCCAGAATGGCATATACAGGGTGATGTAACTCCACTGCTTGAACAGGAATGGGACATGATTATTGCGTTCCCGCCGTGTACCTATATTACGAATGCAGGCACACGGCATTACAGCCGAAGGGTAAACCCCGAATGGAAAGTGCTTGAGCGGGAAGCGAAACGGAAAGAAGCTGCTGATTTTTTCATGCTTTTTGCTAATGCAGAATGTGAACGAATAGCAATAGAAAATCCTGTAGGATGGATGAACTCACATTACAGGAAAGCCGACCAGATAATTCATCCTTACTATTTTGGAGACAACGCAAAAAAAAGAACGTGCTTATGGCTAAAAGGATTGCCGTATCTTGTTCCTACGAATATGTTACCAGAACCTGAACCAATGTATATTTGTGAAGGGGAAAAATGCAAAGGCAAAAAGATTGGTTGGTGTGAGGGAATGCGGAACATTAAAGGCGGGCAAGAAGCAAGAGCCAAGGCAAGAAGTAAAACATTCCCAAGTATAGCAAAGGCAATGGCTTCTCAATGGGGAATATTAGTTAAATGACAATCTATAAAATCACAGAAGCAAGCGAATATCTTGGGGTGTCTATAAACACGCTCAAGACGCTTGCCAACAAGGTGATGGTCGAGATGTAGTGTATAAGCTCTATTTCTCGTTTCGGGTGGATGTGCAAATGACCGGGAAAACGTGTATTTGCAAAAGATGCGCAAAAATGTTTATGAAGCGATGGTCAGAGGAGAAAGAACGATGAAATGTGCATTGTGTGGCGGGGAGTGGAAATTTTGGAAAGGGTTGATAACTCATCCTGATAATGGCTGTTCTTTGGCGTGCCTGGACTTAACACAAGGACAGATAAACAGGGTTAACGCTGCAATCGAGGCGGCGAAGAAACCCGAACTAAAAGAGTGCATGGAGTGCCACGAACAGGCTCCGGTCATCTCGTGCCCGTCCGGGGATTTCTGCGCGGAGTGCGTTGAGAAGTTTTCGTATGCTTGGATGGCGCGGAAGCACGAGAAGAAGAAGGACGGGGCGAAGTGCAAGTATTTCCGCAAAAACGTTTATCGGCCCGAGGAAAACAAGGAAATCACTTGCCAAGAGGACTTTGTATGGGGAACTTTAAAGTCTTGTCCATGTGCGGCATGGGAGGAGGAAAAGAAATGAAGCGTTGGGCAATCAACGCCGCAATCGAGGCGGCGAAGGTGGACAAGCGGAGGAAGCATAATTGCAAACATTGGGACAACAGCGAGGCCCCTGAGGAGTTTTGCTTGCTGTATTGCCGACAATGCAATGGGCCATGTGGAGCTTGGGAGCCCGAGCATGTCTGAATACTGCCACCATTGCGGAGGACCAATCACTTCCAATCTGATCGAGGCCCGCGAGAAAGGATACAAACGTGAATACCATTGCCGGATTACGGCTCTCAGGAATAAACAGCTGACTCCGTGTTGGTCGTTGAGAGCTCACGGTATTTATGGGACGTGCGATACCAGGGCTCCGATGTGCCCGATTTGGTTGCATTGGGAGCGGGTGCGGAAGGAAGAAAGGAAGAAGAAATGAAAACATTTAATCCATCAAGAAAATGCGAGTTTTGGACATGGGGTAGACGTGGAGAAAGCGGCAGAACGGAAAAAGTATTTTCGTTTGGGTTGTGCCATGGCATAGCGCAATATTATGGCGGCAACGATGATTCAGGGCCGTTGTGTTTGGTTGAGCGCGAAGATGGAAGCTTGGACACAGTTCCTCCTGAAAGAGTCAGGTTTATCGAATCGTTTTCGGAGGCAACAAAATGAACACCGAAGAAACATTCAAGATTCTCAAGGATGATTTTATCCACACGGCCAAGGGAAAGGAAGCGGTCGAGGTGATTGAAAAGGAATTCCGGGAGCTGAAGGTGTTCCGGGAGCATTGGCGGGAGTCGGTGGCGAGGGCTTATTCGGAACCGCATAAAACAATCACGGAGGATTTGGACGCATGATAACGGTTGACGTCAATGTTATGGCACTGCTGATGGTGCCGTGTTTTGTGGCGTTTGTGTTTGGGTGGTGCGTGGGGAGGGAGATGGGACGAAAAAATACAAACGTGCACGAAATACCAAAGTGCGAAGTTTGGGTTGACGACAAGAAAGTAGATATCGAGCCGGGTCATGTATTTTTCCCGGGAAATAATTTTCCGATTCCGATGCCTCTAACAAAATCAATGATGGAAAGAATGGAAAAACGAGGCGGAGTAAATGAGATTCCGACCAAGCCGAAGCTGGACAATGCGCCGAAACCGCAGAAAAAGAAGGACGTAGGGGTATGAGTGAATACTTTGGGTTATCCTGCCTTGATTGTAAAAGACGCACTGAAAACAATATGGGAGGCAAAAACGGAAAAGAACAGCTTCAAAAAATAATTGAAAATCAAGAGCTTGTTGTGAGTGCTTTTGATCTTGGGATTTTCATGCTTGACGTTGGTTACGCTTGGAGCGTCGTGAGTCCAATCGAATTTGTCAGAAGGCACAAGGGGCATAAAATCGAGGTAAGGTCGGAGTATGACAAAACGGTTTGGGAATTTGAGTTGGAGGAAGAATGACCAAAGAAAAGATTGATATTGATGTGCATTTAAGATGCTCGGTGTGCGGCAACCAAGATTTCAAAGTCGAATACGATCAAAGCCAAAATTGTCTGATTTTGCATGAAACACAATGCAGGAAATGCGGGGCCACAATTGGTCATGGGACGAGTATTGAGGTTACGGAAATAATCAAGAAATATCCAGTGAAAGTTGATAAGAAGCGCAAGGAACATTCGAAGATGTTTGCAGGAAGGGGTAGGATATGAGCAAGGTTTATATCGTAACAAGCGGGGAGTATTCAGACTACGGAATTGATGCGGTTTTTTCAACAAAAGAACTAGCAGAGCAGGCTCAGAAGCTAGTTCCATTTTCAAATATTGAAGAATATGAGCTTGATATTGGAGCCGAGGAAATGAGAAATGGAATGTTCCCATTTGTTGTCAAGATGGATAGAGAAGGATCGGCAAATGCGATAAGCCGCTCTGACTGTTTTAGACAATGGCTTGACAAAAGATTCAGGGAAACAAGCTGCGAATTCTATTATCACAGTCCTGGAATTTTGTATTGCTATTGCTTCGCCAAAGACGAAAAGCACGCAATCAAAATTGCGAACGAGAAAAGAACTCAGTTGATTGCCTTGAATAGATGGGGGGAGGATTTGTGAATAAAGGACCTTTGTTTGTGCATGAAACGGTAACTATGTTTCCTGAAAAACCTGTAAAAGAAACTGTTATTCGGTCTTGTTCGACCTGCAGGTTTTTCATGGAAAAAGAAAAGGGCGGAAACATTGGCGGATGCGTGAGATATCCGCCATCCATTGGCTCTTTATCTCTTACAAGATTTCCTGAGGTTGAAAGATCATGGTGGTGCGGAGAATACAAAGGCCGTGAAGAGCAAGCAATTCAAGATTGAGCTGGGTATGGCGGGATGGGCCATGGGTGAGATGGGGAAAGGCACGGGTCCTTCCTGGGGAGGGTAAATGCAAGGGTCGAGAAAAC